GAAAATCAGCATGCTGAAATTTATACTACTGAAACATCTGACAGAGCTTTCGAAGAAGAAGTAATGTTAAGCGGTTTCGCTTCTGCACCAACTAAACAAGAAGGTGCTGGAGTTGTGTTTGATCAAGCAGGTGAAAGTTTCACAGCAAGATACACACACGAGACTATAGCTTTAGCATTTGCTATCACTGAAGAAGCAATCGAAGATAACTTGTATGACAGACTTGCAGCGAGATACACAAGAGCTCTTGCAAGATCAATGTCAAACACGAAACAAGTTAAAGCTGCAAATGTGCTTAACCAAGCGCAATTTACTGCTGTGACTGGTGGAGACGGAGTATCATTAATTAATGCTGCTCACCCACTATCAACAGGTGGTACATTTTCAAATGTACTAGCAGTAGCTGCAGACCTTAACGAAACATCACTTGAGCAGTCATTGATTGACATTGCTGGGTTTGTTGACGAAAGAGGCTTAAAAATTGCTTCTCAAGGTAGAAAAATGATAATTCCAAAAGAATTACAATTTACTGCTGAAAGAATCATGAAGTCTCCAATGAGAGTCGGCACTGCAGATAATGACATCAATGCGATCAATAATATGGGAATGGTTCCTGAAGGATATAGAGTTAACAATTTCTTATCTGACACTGATTCATTCTATTTATTGACTGATGTGCCTAACGGACTAAAAATGTTTGTTAGATCACCAATCAAAACTGCGATGGAAGGTGACTTCGATACAGGTAACATGAGATTTAAAGCTAGAGAAAGATACTCTTTTGGATTCTCTGATCCAAGATGTATTTTTGGTAACGGAAACTTACCAACTAGTTAATAGTCTTTAAAAATTATATTAAAGGGCGGTGTATTTGCATCGCCCTTTTTTTTATGTTAATCACAACAAATGTTTTTCCATACATTTAAAATTAATTCTAATTTTAAAGAATCAATAAAAACAGAAATCTTAGGTTTAAAAAAAAATTGGAAAAAAGATTTAAATAGTGTCAAAGCATTATCATCTGGTTTTTTCCCTGATTACCTTTTTTTTGATATTTTAAAAAAACTAATTATTGAAAAATTATTTCACATAAGAAAAATAAAATATAAACCTTCAGTTTGGTGGGCTAATTATTATGATATTGGTCATTATGCAGAGGTGCATTCTCATCAACCCGAAGACATCAGCAGTATAATATTAATTGAAACTGATAAAAGTAATCCATTATATTTTAATTTCGAACCTGGAATATTAAATGTTGAGGACCAAGAGGGTTTGGTATTATTGTTTGATTCAAAAATTAAGCACCAAGTGAATGTATGTAAAAACGAAAGAATCACATTAGCAATAGATTTTGTTAAGGATGTTTAATGTCAATTTTTAAAGAATATAATTTAAGTAATTATTTATTAAATCAAGACCTTGAATCTAAAGCAATAGAATATCTAAAAAAATATCCTTGTTGTGATAAAAAAAATTGCACACATCCTCCCTTACAAAGTGATTGTGAATTGTGGAAAAATAAAAATTTTTATCCGATTGCAGAAAAAGTTGCCTCTATAATTTTTAATCATTGTAATAAAAAATTTAATTTAAAAATGAGAATGTGGGTTTACTTTCAAAAAAAAGGCACAATTTTGGATAAATATGAGTGGCATAATCATTACAGAAATCAAACTAAAGAAGAATTTTCTTTTATTATATATTTATCCGATACAGATTTAGGCACATTGTTTAAGGTAGATAATGATATAATAAAGCTCATACCAAAAAGAAATTTTTTATATGCTTGGGAATCAAAATATGAACACACTCCAGAACCTGGTAAACACCCTAAAAATAGAGTTGTTTTAGCAGGAGATTGCTTATTAGGTTAGTATTCACATTTAAATTTTTTTTATGTATAATAAAAAGACCTAGAATAAATAATTTTGTAGACTGGCTAGGCAGACGGGTATAGAGACTACAAAATTAAACGCTATACAAAGGAGAATATTATGGCAAACACAACATTTTCGGGACCGGTAAGATCCAAAAATGGTTTTATAAATATAGGGCCAGGTGCAGTAAAAGCTGTAACTTTAGCTACTGACTTAACTGTAGCTGATCATGCTGGCAGATTAGTAACAATGGATCCTCAAGGAACTCCTACTGCAATCACAATTCCTGCAATTAATGCAACAGCTGATTCTGCAGTGGCAGGACCAGGAAGCGATCTTAATAATCCAAACACGATAGGTACAACTTTTGAAATTCTTTTTATAGATGATTTCACTGGCACTATCAAAACTGCTAACACAGCTGACAAATTTGTTGGTGGTGTAACAATTGGAATTGACGCTTCAGTCGCTGGAAAACAATTTATTCCAGCTACGGCAAATAACGAAGTTAATTTAAACGGAGAAGCAGGAGCATCTGTTGCTACAACTGGTGGTCTAAAAGGTTCAAGAATTAAATTTACTGCAATAGCAGCAAATTTATATGCTGTTGAAGGTGAACTTGTTGGTTCAGGCTCGATCGCAACACCTTTTGACTCACAATAATAAATAATTAGTGGCTCCTTCGGGAGCCACAAACATAGGAGAATTTTATGGCAGTAAAAGCCGATATACAAGCGACTAGATCAGACGCTGCTGCAGGACCTGCTGCAATTATTGCACAACCTGTAAGATTAAAAGGAATAATTATTGCATCTAGTGGTGGAGGTGCCGGGGTTTTAGAATTAACAACTACTTCAAACTCTGGTGATACTTTATTTCAAGCAGACATTCCAACAGGTGATGTAATTAATTTTAATTTTCCGGAAGATGGTATTTTATTTCCTAAGGGTATATTTTGTAAAACAAAAACCCATGTAACTGCTTATACTTTGTTGACAGATAAATTTTCTGGACCAAATTTAACCTCTAATAATGGATAGTTATGAGTGGTGGTGGAAGTTTCACAAGTGACCAGTCGGTAGCACACGCTACCTCGACTGCACAAATGGTTCCAACAGGACAAAGAGCTAGACTTACATCAATTCAAGCTAAAGGTAATTCAGCAAGTGGTTCTATTATATTTAAAACTGGTGGTGCGTCTGGCACAACCATAGCTACATTTTTATTTGGTCAAGAAGGCTTAGACATGTATTTACCTGGTAGTGGAATCTTATTTAACGAAGGAATACATGCTACTATTGGTGGCACTGGAGGGGTAACTATTACTTTTACATAGTATGTATGAAAAAATTATTATTTTTATTGAAAAGTATGCGTCAAAACTTAATGTTTGGTGTTGGCAACAACGAGTTAAAATTTTAAGGAGAAAACGTAATGATGAAAACAGGACTTGAAATTTTAGGTTTTTCTAGAGGTGGCGATGTAATGCCTGCAAGAAATAAAAAAAATTTTAGGCCTACCAAAAAAGGTGCAGGGATGACTGCAGCAGGAGTAGCAGCATATCGAAGAGCAAACCCTGGTTCAAAATTAAAAACAGCCGTGACGGGTAAAGTAAAACCTGGATCTAAAGCTGCGAAGAGACGTAAGTCCTTCTGCGCGAGGAGTGCTGGTCAAATGAAAAAATTTCCAAAAGCAGCTAAAGACCCTAATTCTAGATTAAGACAAGCGAGGCGTAGATGGAAATGTTAGCGCAGCTCCTTAAAAAAGTTTTAGGATATGATATATTGGAAAAAAGAATAAGACTCTTAGAACGAAAAAATTATTGGAGGGAAAAGTATAAACATGGCATATCTAAACGTAAATCTTCCTCCCATTTATTGTAAAATTAGAAAGGAGTACCTTTATGATTTGGACAAAAATAAAAGAGGTGATCTTGACTGTGTTATCTTTGGCCTTACTTCCATTTCAGGTCGTGCATTATTATTTAACATTATGCTACCCAATGGTGCGTGCTATTGGCGTTTGCCTATATCAGCGTTCTTCCAAAAATCATATGATAGAACCTCTGTGCCGGATATGCAGACGCACGAGTTGGAGTTGTGGAACAGTTTTAGTTATTGGCCTAGTGTTACTTGCTTTGATTGGTTGGATGGTGTAGCAGGAAAATTCTTAGGATTAGATAAAAAATTTTATCATGGAAAATATTTATTCACAATTGATTGGGCACATCCAGATGTTAACATCTTGGATACAGAACATTCTGAAATACCTCAAGAACATAAGTGTGCACATATATTGGCTCTTGATAACGGCAATTTTGCAGCTCAGCCTAATAATCGTATTCTTTGGCACATTAATAGCTACACTACTGATAACAGCTGGCCTGACTATAAAGTGCAAACTACGTATTGGGATGCCGAAGATAATAAAATGGTAACTGAAGATACTGATAAAATGTTTTATAAAATGGAAAAAAAGAAAAAATGACTAAACCATTAAAAATTTCTGAACAAGCTGCCGTGCAAATGCCTATGAAAACGGTTGCCAGTTTAATAGCGCTCGTTGCAATTGGGACTTGGGCTTATTTTGGACTACATGAAACTCTCAATGCACATTCAACAAAGATAGAGTTGATGCAAAAAGATTTAGAACACAACACAGAGTTTAGAATTAAGTACCCAAGAGGAGAACTTGGTCAGTCTAGTGGGGAGGCAGAGCTCTTCATGTTGGTCGAGCATATAAGCGGTTTATTAGAAGATATAGATTCAGAAGTTAAGAGTATGCGAAACAATGCAGTTAACATTGAATTTTTACAAGAAAGAACTAAAAAACTAACAGAAGATGTAGAAAAATTAATAAGAAATGGTAATGGTGCACACAAATGATTGAGATGGTTTTTGCTTTGTTGCTTTTACAAGATCATAAAATTATAGAACATCGTTATCATGAGTCGTTATCAAAATGTCTTAAGGCCAAGCGTTACGCCATGAAGGACAAAAGCACCAAAGATAGGGTTGTATATAAATGCATACAATCTAAGGCTAACATAGAGGTATATATGGGCGAAAAGAAAATAACTTCTTTAATATTAGATTAGTGCTGAGCATAATAAAAAATATTTTTCCCTCTAAAGTTAATAAAGAAATTATTAAAATTTTACAAAATACACCTGGTTGGTATTTTGGCTTTGATGAAAATGATCAGGAAGATTCTTTTATAATAGATCAAGGTTTAGTTTTGCAAACTTTTAATGAGGATGCTTATATTAAAACGGATCAACAAACATTAAACATGTTTGCTTTTATAATAGCTAATAAAGTTTGTGATGAATTATCACTTACATTTAATAAATTAAAAAGAGTTAATTATAATTATTATCACCCTCTTTCTGTAGGCAAACCACATATTGACTATAGTGATAATAAATTTTACAGTGTATTATATAATTTAAATACAAATGACGGATATACTAAAATAGAGGATGATAAATATGAAAGTAATGAATCTGAAGCTTTGGTTTTTAAAAGTAATAAAATGCACTTTGGTTGTGGGCCAACTAAAGGTTTGAGGTATAATTTAAATATAGTTTTCTCATGAATCTGACACGGAACTTTACTCTCACAGAGCTGACTAAATCGGACACTGCTATAAGAAAAGGTATTAATAATAATCCTAACGCAGAACAAATAGAAAAACTAAAAGCGTTGTGTGAAAATATTCTTCAGCCGGTACGTGACCATTTTGGCAGGGTAAAGGTGACGAGTGGTTTTCGTAGCGTAGAGTTATGTATGGCT